GTAATAGAGTTTTTTTAGCCTGTAACCTCTTGACGGCATTGAATTGCTTTTGTTATGAGTTGTAAGCCAATGTTATCATCTTGTATTGGGGTGGTTATGAAGGATGGTGCGCTGCTCAGGAGTTCTTCACTTTTTATTGCCTACATGGGATGACCTTGGATGGGGGAGTGCTTATTTCTATGGATGGGGTACTCTTTTACTACGGCTTCCCATGGTGGATTGTAGGTGCAGGTGTTGATGATGTTGCCAGAAGTTTATTTTTTGCAGTTATCGTCATTGCTATATTTCTTATCGGTTGGGGTATTGGTGTTGTATTCTTTTTCGCAGTGAAAAGAAAACATTCTATGCAAGAGCTAAATGTATTTCGCCTTTATTTTGCTGTGGAATTATTGTTTGTGCCGGCAATTATTGAGTTTTCTATATTGAGACAGAAGATTCAGGTACCTCTTTTGCTACTGTCAGCAGCGATTGCGCTGGCGGTCACAATTTCGATAAGATCTTATGGGCGATTTTTATCGGTATCATGCTTCTATGATAAGCCATTTATAAAAAAACATTTTTTTGAGATTGTGATGATTGCTTTTGTGGCATATTTCTGGCCTTTTTCATTTCTGACAGGATATTACAAACCACAGTTTAAGAAAGAATATGAAATGATTAATTATAATGATGGTTGGTATTATGTTCTTGCTCGTTATGATAATTGTCTGGTTTTGTCTACTTCTTTCAATGCAGGTAGTAAAAGGTTTGTCATTTATCAATCAGCACAAGATAAGAATCTTCAGGTTGATATTGTAAGGACCAGAATTTAATTGGCTGCATAAATAATATTTTAAGTTGCAAGTTGGCTATTCGTAGGAATAGAACCTTAGGCATGCTGAATGCGTTTCCTGAACATTGTTTTATAAACTGTGTCTGCTTGCTGTTGTGATCCTGCTTTTAGTGATGGTGATGATGGATTTCACCAGCAGGATAATGTTGGTACTGACTGATGGCGCTCTGGTCTGCGGCATTGTGGTATTGCTGTGGCCGATGATGAAAGAACAGAATGAATAATTCTTGACTTTTTTGTTTACTGTTTATTAAAAAATCAACCGCATGGTGAATCCTCCTTGGAGGGGCTAAATGATCGAGTTTTAAGGGCACGTAGCGAGTTCTGTTTGATCATTGCAGAACTTAGCGGGAGGCGCCATGCGTACATCACTAATGTTATTTCCTTCTATCATTTTCCTTGTGAGTTCTGGCTGCGCATGGCGCGGCCTTTTTTTTATGACCTGCCACTGGCAGATGGTCATCCTGTGATTTGATTCCGGTTCCGGCTTTTTAACTCTGTTCCTGTACACGGGAGAAATTCTATGTCGATTAATCGTTATGATATTGGTTACAAGAAGTACCACGTATTGTGTTGAGATAGAAAGCATGGTGCCAGAGGTAAATGCAGCAGCATAATAAAAAAGAGCCAGCGCAGAAGAGAACGGGTAAAAGAGTCTGCGCTGGCGTGGGGATATTCCCCGTGGAGAAATGATATGTAACACACATCGGGAACCTTTCTATATAAACATTATCATTATTGTCAATCATAACAGTCAGGTATTATGACGTTTATGCATCAGGGCCATCAGGAATTAACTGGTGGCTTTTTATTGTTGTCAGCTTCCGGATAACGGGAGACGGGGTATGTACCAGATGGAAAAAATAACAACAGGTGTGTCATACACCACGTCAGCGGTGGGGACGGGATACTGGCTACTGCAGTTGCTGGACAAAGTCTCCCCATCCCAGTGGGTGGCAATAGGCGTATTGGGTAGCTTGGTGTTTGGCTTGCTGACGTATCTGACAAACCTTTATTTCAAGATTAAAGAAGATAAGCGTAAGGCTGCGAGAGGTGAATAATGTCGCCATCATTACGCAAGGCTGTTGCTGCTGCTATTGGTGGTGGGGCTGCTGCCATAGCGTCTGTGCTCATCACTGGTCCGAGTGGTGACGATGGCCTGGAAGGTGTCAGCTACATACCATACGAAGATATCGTTGGCGTATGGACTGTATGTCACGGACACACCGGAAAAGACATCATTCCCGGTAAAACGTATACCGAAGCAGAATGCAAAGCCCTCCTGAATAAAGACCTTGCCACGGTCGCCAGACAAATTAACCCGTACATCAACGTCGATATACCGGAAACAACGCGCGGCGCTCTTTACTCGTTCGTTTACAACGTGGGCGCTGGCAATTTCAGAACATCGACGCTTCTTCGCAAAATAAACCAGGGCGATATCAAAGGCGCATGTGATCAGCTACGGCGCTGGACATACGCTGGCGGTAAGCAATGGAAAGGGCTGATGACTCGCCGCGAGATTGAGCGTGAAGTCTGTTTGTGGGGGCAACAATGAGCAGGGTAACCGTTATTATCTCCGCTCTGGTTATCTGCATTATCGCCTGCCTGTCATGGGCTGTTAATCATTACCGTGATAACGCCATCGCCTACAAAGAGCAGCGCGATAAAGCCACATCCATCATCGCTGATATGCAGAAGCGGCAACGTGATGTAGCAGAACTTGACGCCAGATACACAAAGGAGCTTGCTGATGCTAATGCGACTATCGAAAGTCTCCGTGCTGATGTTTCTGCTGGGCGTAAGCGCCTGCAAGTCTCCGCCACCTGTGCAAAGTCAACGACCGGAGCCAGCAGCATGGGCGATGGAGAAAGCCCAGGACTTACAGCAGATGCTGAACTCAATTATTACCGTCTCCGAGGTGGAATCGACAAGATAACCGCGCAGGTTAACTACCTGCAGGAGTACATCAGGACGCAATGCCTGAAATAATTTTTTTTGCAAATCACAAAGTCCATTTAATGAGCCTCGCGATGCGGGGCTTTTTGCAATAAATGCGTACCGCAACGCATGTTTTTTACACCGAACCTGCCCCTTTGGAATGGGCCTTTGAGGATACCAGTTAGTGCTGGCGAGCCTCGGTGGGCTGGTTTCCTGTGCGGCAAAGGTTCATTTCAAAGAGTAGGTACACGCTATGAAATCATTAACCCTCTTCAATCAACCAATCCGTATCGGTGAAGATGGCATGATCTGCCTCACTGATATGTGGAAAGCCAGTGGTAAAAGTGAATCTGAATCTCCGTACCACTACCTGCGAAACAAGCAGACCAAAGAGTTCTTGGCTGAGCTGGAGAAAAACCACGAATCTGTGGTTTTTACGGAACGCGGTGCGCACGGTGGAACTTATGGCGGAAAGTTCGTTGCTTATGATTACGCAGCATGGCTAAACCCCGGATTTAAATATGCAGCCTATAAAGTCCTCGATGATTACTTCACCGGAGAGCTTCATCATCGGAACAGCTTAAGTGCGCAGCTCAACATGAAATGTCATGAGTTTGATCAGAAAAAAGACATGGCGAGCTTCTGTGGACAAGGCCTCGCGGCATGGCGCTACACGAAACCTGGTTTGATCGCTGAAATTAACTCCCTGGCTAACCAGTTGCAGATTTCGATCCCCGGGCTTCCGGGATGAGTGATCGTGTCATTGAATGCGCCTCCAGAGCGGGGCGCGACTTCTCAGAGTTCATGAAAGGCGAGAAGGGTATGATGGAAGCATTGGCCTCGGTGGATGAGTTTGGCGAGCAGCTGCGCCTCAACGGCTGTGTCAATCATCACTTTGTTAGCTACATGATGCGGAACTCGATCATGCAGGCATTCATGGACATGGCAAAAGCCGAGAGGAAAGAAGAGCGCCGGCGTAAGCGAGCGGAAGCAAAAGCGAAGTAGCCATTACAAAGCCCATCTACTGGTGGGCTTGATAATGGCTTATACCCTACACGGGATAACTTAACTGATATCCCTTTTAACGGATAAAGGTATTCAAGCCTGACACATCATGCGCTGTATCGTCGCTGTATTTCCGCATTAACCATGACCGTAGCCCGACGGGGAATTCCTTCTGCGCGAGTGTGCGGGGATAATCAAAAACGATACACACCGGGGTTTACCGCGTAAACGGAGCGCGGCGTTCTCCCCTCATGGTCGCCCGTCCGGTGCGATGGTGGAAGAAACTGGAATCTGTTCAATAAAAAAACTGCCGTGTTGGAGTCACAGCAGTAATGTACTGATTGGGTAGAAGATTATTATTGTTATGCTTTATTTTTATTCTATATGGCTGATTATTTCAATTCGGAATTAATACAGCTAATGTCTGTGAGTTTTTATAAATTCAGCAATATAAAGAAATAGTTATATGAACAGCCATCGCAGAGCATACTGTGTATCATTCTTTTTTATAGTCAACTGACGGGCATATTTTATGTCTGCTGCCAGCTCCCGGCGGCAAGATTCAATGACCCACGCAGAAAAATTTTCTGAACCTTTCTGGTCAAGAGCGATGTTAATTTGTTCAATCATCTGGTTTGGAAATCGGATGTTGCGGGTTGTTGTTCTGCGGGGCCGGTTTTTCGATGACATTTTCTTTCCTCTGGTGACAAGCTATATGGCGAGGATTTTACATGGCTGTGCTTCGTACGTTACCGGGCAGAATCAAAACTCTGAACACCCGGCGGGTGAATATTCTGAAGGGTGAACAGCGTCGTGTCAGTGGCAGTGCACGTGTTTCCCTCAAGCGTCATATCTGGCTCAGGGATGCCGGGCAGTGCTGTCTCTGTGGTCGTGTGGTTGACCTCTGTGACAGTGAACTCGATCACCGAATTGCACTTCAGTTCGGTGGTGGTAATGAGGAGACGAATCTCTGGACGCTCTGTACCGAATGCCATCGCCAGAAGTCAGCGAGTGAAGCGGCGAGTGGTATGCCTGATCCGACGTTGCCTGAGCTTCCTGATGGCACGCTCAGGGCCGACGGAATCACTGGCCTGTGACCAGACCCGGGGGGGATCATCCGGCGAAAAAAAACGATCGCCCTGGACACCGCGCCCCCTCTCACGCAGAGAAAAAATTCCCGTTTCAGGGCAGTTAACATGTTAACTGGCTGCCCGGGCATTTTTGCGGTTTTTATCTTTATTATTCAGTTTGTTGTGCGGAAAAAATGTTAACAGGCTTTTTCAGCAAATGTTAACCAGGCAGCAGTTAACATTTGCGGCATGAGATGCCGGGAAAAATGGGCTGAACCATACCCGGCTGAGTGCGTTCTGGACCCGGGAGGAGGCTGTGCTGACAACGCAAAAACGAAAATTTGCGCTGGCGCTCATGTCCGGGAAAAACAAAATAGCGTCAGCCATTGCCGCCGGTTATTCGGCGAAGACCGCCAGGGTTAAAGGCTCGCAGCTGGCAAAAGATCCGGAGGTGCTTGCGTTTATAGCCCGTAAACAGTGCGAGACGGTGGAGGTGGATGAGGTTCCTGTTTACCGGCAGAAAAAATCAGAGCCGGAGGATAAACCCCGTCGCCGTGAGGCGGCTGCAATACCACAGCCGGACGAAACAAATCCGGAGATGCCACCGCCCGTGGTGATATCTCCTGGTA